GATACAGTAGCAAACTTTGCAACAGCTGTTCTTGAAAAAAATGCACTCTTTGTAGAAGCTAGTGCTTTTGCATTGAGAGAGAAACGAAGAGTGCAAACAGAGCTATTGGCAAAAATTGGAGTTGTGTAAAATGAATAAAGAACAACTTGTAAAAAAGTTTGAAAATGATGTAAAAAAGAGGTCTTACATACTAAGACTTCTTTTAGTCATAGACCAACTTTTTAATGTGGTGATTTGGAATGGGTCTCAAGATGAAACAATATCAAGCCATATAGGTAGAAAAATTGAAAAAGGTACTGCTAATTGGTTTGATAAGTCGGTATGTAAGCTTCTGAGTTGCATTAAAAGCAAAGGAGAATAAAAAAATGGATTTGAATTTTGGTATAAATGGAAGTTTTGGGGTACAAGCTGCAAGACCTATAAGTATAAGTAGTTCTACACCTATTGGGATTGTTGCAACTGCAAATGCTGGGGATACTGGACTTATGAAGTTCAATAATGCGGATGATGGCTTAGAGTATGTAAAAGATAACAATATCACAGATGGTACTTTAGAAGTAGCACTTACTGGGATAAGCTTACAAGGGGTAAATTGTCCTATAGTAGTTCATATATCTACACTTGATGGTGATAGTGCTGTAAATAAGACAAATGTTTTAGATGGTCTTGACATGTTGAAGCAATCAGATCCAGTAACTGGTATTGATTTAAAAAATGGTTTGATTATCGCACCTGAATATAGTGCTGATGTAGAAGTAGCTGCAAAGATGGATAGTATATCTACATCACTTTGGGCTACTGGTATTGTAGATGATTTTAGTGCTGATGAAGCTGGAGTATCTAACTTTGTAAGTAACTTTGGTAGTAAATATTTATTGGTGGGAACAGGTAGATATAATGCTGATGGTAAGCTAGTGCCATTTAGTTCTTTGATGGCTGGTATCATAGCTTATCACGATGGAAATACTGCTTTTGGATGGGCAAAAAACCACTCAAACAGAATAGCAAAAGGTGTAGCTGGATGTGAGCGAGTTATTGAATACTTAGATGGTTCAGATTGTGAAGCTAGAAGATTAAGACAAAAATCGATGTCTATGATACTTAAAGATGTAGGTTGGAGAACATACGGATTTGAAACTACTGATATTGACCCTATTTGGCAAAGCTTGGATAGAGTGCGAACATTCCACAGACTACTAGCTGCAATACTTAAAGCCAACAAGTGGGCGAGAGATAGAGAAGCCGACCAGCTTATTTGGGTTAAAAAATCTATAGTTGAGTTTATGAATGAACTTAAAGGTAACAATGTGATAGTAGGTTTTGATGTGTTCTTTGACCCTGAAAAAAATACTAAAGCAACTGTAACAGCTGGTAAGTTTTAGCCACAAACTTTAACCGATATAAATATCTTTGTAGATGGTATCGGTCATCTTGGTACAAGTAAAAAGGTTACTTTGCCAAAGATAGAACAAATAAGAGAAACTAGAACAGCTGGTGGTTTTGAACAAGCTATTGATACTGGTATCTTCAAAGAACTAACAGCTGAATTTACACTTAGCGAATACAGCCCTATAGTATTTGCTGCATTAGCTGCTGGTAATGCTACTGGTCTTGGTGTAAATATTACAATCAAAGGTTCTTTTTTTCAAGATGGGAAAAGAACATCTGTTGTAGCTACTCTTCAGGGTAGTATAGATATAGATGATGGTGATATGGAAGCAAACAAAGGTGTAGAGCGAAAAATATCTATGAAGCCAAATAAATACATTATGGAAATAGATGGTAAGCAAGGGTGCTTATTTGATACTATCAATATGATAGCTATAGTTGATGGTGTAGATATGTTAGCAGATTTAAGAAACCATATATCATAAAGGGGTAGAAAATGGCAAAAGTAAAACTTAGCAATGGTAAAGAGATTGAAGTAAGAGAACCAAAAGTAAGAGATATGAGAATAGTATCTACTTTTACAAATGAAGTAGAAAAAGAAGTAAATCTTATAGCTAATCTTACTGGTTTAACAGTAGAAGAACTTGATGAATTTTCACTTGGTGATTATAAGATACTTCAAACTGAAATGATGGGTTTTTTGTCATAAACTATAGTGATATTATGCGAGGTATGGCACTAATTGGTGCTACCTTGCATTTTGGCTATAGTGATATGATGGAAATGTATGTTAGTGATTTTATGGAGTTTGTGGACTTGGCAAATGAAGCGAACGAACAAGACCAATAAATCCAAGTAGCATTATTGTAGTTGTTGAATATATAGCAATGGTATTATTTTCAAAAGTAATACCTACAGCTATACCAACAATAGAAGATAATAAAAATAATCCTATTAAAGATTTTAGATAGTAGATAAAGTTTTTCATAGGCTTATTTTAGCATAAATAACAATAGAGAGGGCTTTTATGGAAAAGATGTTAGCACTAGGGGTAGTATTAAGTGCTACTGATATGTTATCACCGGCACTAGGTAGAGCTGGTAAAAATGTAGGTAAATTAGAGGGCAAAATAAAAGCACTTGGTGCTGGTATAACCAAACTTGGTACTGCTTCATTAGCACTAGGAACAGCAATAACTACCCCACTTGGTGCAGCACTTACAAGTTATCAAGATGTAGCAAAAGCACAAGGTGATATAGCTTCACTTGGTATAGATGATAGTGGTATCAAAAAAATAACAAAAGCCGCAATGGAATTTTCTAACCAATTTGCTGGAACTACAGCCCCTGATTTTATAAAAGCTTCATACGATATAAAAAGTGGTATAGCAAGTCTTAGTGATGAGGGTGTAGCACAATTTACAAAACTATCAGCAATGACTGCTTCAGCTACAAAATCAACTACTGAAGAAATGACTAAATTATTTGCACTAGGACACGGTATCTTTAAAAATGCTAATGAAACTGATTTTGAATTTGGTGATAGAATGTCCGCACAAATAGCCCAAGCTGTTCAAGCATTTAGAACTGATGGAAGTGATTTAACTTTGGGTATATCCAACATAGGTGCACAAGCTAAAAAGATGGGTGTATCTCTTAGTGAAGAGTTAGCAATTATTGGTAATGCAAAAAGTGCCTTTAATAGTGCGAGTGAAGCCGCGACTGGTTATCGTGCATTTTTAGATGGTGCTGCTTCAGCACAAGATGAACTAGGTCTTAGTTTTACTGATAGTGAGGGTAAAATGTTACCTATGGTTCAAGTGTTGCAAAAGATAAAAGATAAATATGGTGATGATTTAGGTTCTTTAGAAGTTCAGCAAGAACTTAAAAAAGCTTTTGGGTCTAGTGAAGCTGTAAAAATAGTAAATGCCTTGATAGATAAAACAGATGATTTAACAAAATCACAAAAACAACTACAAAATGCAACTTTAGACAATGTAAAAGCAATGGCACTAGCTAGGAACAAAGGTAAAGAGTTTGATATACTTGGTCAAAAGATGGGTAACTTATCGGCTGTTATAGGTCAAAGTTTCGCACCAATAGCACTAAAAGCTAGTGAAATCATTGGTGGAGTTATTACAAAGATACAAAAATGGACTACAGCAAACCCTGAGCTTACAAAAACTATTACAACTGTTTTATCTGTTGGTGGTGGGCTACTTACTGTATTTGGTGTGATTGGTATATCAGTAGGAGCTATTACAATGGCTTTACCAGCTTTAGCTACTGCTTTTGGTGTAGTAAGTGGTGCTGTTGGCTTTTTAGGTTCTACTATGGCTTTTGTGGGTCGTATATTTTTAATGAACCCTATAGGATTGGCTGTAACTGCTATTGGTGCAGCTGCTTATATCATCTATAAGAACTGGGGAGCTATAAAAGGCTTTTTTAGTGATATGTGGGATGGGATAAAATCTATATTTTCATCTACTATTGATTTTATAAAAACTTATTTAGGCTGGACACCTTTAGGAATGATTTTAAATAATTGGCAACCTATAAATAGCTTTTTTACTGGTTTATGGGATGGAGTTGTAAATATATTTAGTAGTGCTTGGACTAGAATTAAAACATCTTTTAATAGTGTTGTAGGTTATTTAAAAAAGCCATTTGTAGCTTTTTTTGATTGGATAGCTAGTAAGTTTGAATGGATAACAAAAACAGTAGGTGCTGTAGTAGATAAAGTTTCTAATATTGGTAAAGGAATAAAAGATACAGCAGGGAATATAGTAAGTAGTATTGGTGATGGTTTAAAAACAGCTAGTAATTGGTTTAAATTTGGTAGTGATGATAAAAAAGAAAAATCACAACTTGAAAGAGAAATAGAAGCAAAAAAACAAGCTGGAAGTTACGAAAAGTATCAAGCAAATAATACAAACTTTAAAATTGGTTCTACTATGAAAAAAGTGGCTGTAGCTACAGCTGTGAGTTCACAACTTGTAGCAGCACAACCAAACATACAACCAATGCAGCCACAACTGAAAACAGTACAACCAAAAGAACAACTTGTAAAACCAAATTTGAAATTATCACACCCAAATTTAGGTACTGTAAATCCAAAATTAAAGGTAGCACAACCAAATATACAACCAATGCAACCACAACTGAAAACAGTACAACCAAAGTTAAACTATGCACCTATGCCAAGGGTTCAGTATAGCAAACCAAAAGAGATACAACAAACAAACCATATAAAAGTAGTTGTAAATAATCCATCTTCTACTGTAGATGTTCAAAAGGCTATAGTTGGTGCAATGAATGAAAAAAATACAGATAGAGGTTTGAGTGATGAAGATATTTAATAAATATAATTTTTGTCCCTTTTAAATAAAGCCCCTTTTTAAATAAAATCTTACAAAACTAACGAATAGTGGTTTTACGAAGTAAAAAGTTTCTTTAGAAAATAAAGTAGGAGTTTAATGTGTTGGCACTTATTGGTGATTTTAAATTTGAAATAAATGATACAAATATTGATAAAATCAAAAGCACTTTAAACTTCAACTTTAAAACAAATCATAGACTAGGTAATTTTGATGGATACCAAGCTACTGGTATGTATGAAGAGGGTCTTGAACTTGATGGTGTTTTGATAGCAAGAAGCCAAAAACAACTACTAGAATTTGAAACTATGGCTAAGTTAAAGCTACCGGTTACTTTTGTAACTGATGATGTTATAAAAACTATTTTAATCTTTAGACTTGAAAGAGAAAAAAGTAACTTTTTAAAAGATGGTGCATTTATAAAACAATTTTACAAAATAGTTTTACAAGTTGTGGGTGATGGATTTAGAACGATATGAAAACATATATAGCTGAACAAGGTGATAGATTAGACCAAATCGTTTTTAAAGAGTATAAAACTTTAGTCATATTTGATAAAGTTCTTGAAGCAAATCCACACCTAGCAACTAAAGTAATATTAGATGATAATGATACAGTAAATCTACCAGTTCTTGAACTACCAAAAGCAATTACAAAAGAGGTTAAAAGCTTATGGTAAAGTACCCAAATTTCAAACTACTAGCAAATGATAAAGATGTAACATCTACTTTACAAAAAGAGCTTATATCTATCACTTTTAAAGATGAAGAAAATGATAATGCTGATGAACTTACTATAAAAGTTGGTGGTGAGTTTGCACGACCTCAATATAAAGATGAATTAAAGCTATATCTAGGGTATGGTGATGACTTGGTTTATTGTGGGCTTTTTAGAGTTCAAACCACTACACGAAATAATAACAACATACTTACAATAAGCGCTACTGGTGTAAATTTTAGCAGCATATTAAAAGAAAAAAGAGATATTACCTATGAAAAAATATCTATAAAAGATATATGCCAACAAATAGCTAGTAGAAACAATCTTAAGATAAAAAGTGATTTTAATGATGTATTTATTCTTTCAGTGGCACAAAGTAATGAAAGTGATTTACACTTTTTAAATAGATTGGCTAAAAATTACAATGCTATTTTCAATATTAAAAATGATACTTTAATTTTCACTCACAAAATCAAAGATGATAAGAAGAACAAAGATTTACCATCTTATACAGTTAGTGCTGATGAAGTAAGCACACTATCAATAAAACATTCAAATAAAACACTTTATAAATCTTGTAAAAGTATTTGGCACGATACTAAAGAAAACAAGACTAAAGAAATTGTAATTGGTGCTGGTGAACCAGTTTTGATAAACAAAGGTAATTTCATAAATGAAGCTGAAGCCAAATCAAAAGCACAAGCAAAACTAGAACGAGCTGTACAAGGTTTAGTTGGTGGTAGTTTATCTATGGCGGGTGTTGTTATATTTGCTGGTGGTACTTTAAACTTAGTAGATACACTTGAAGATGATGGTGAATATCGTATTAAATCAGTAAATCATAGTTTTACATCTAGTGGATGGACTATAAATCTAAATTTTGAGAATTAAAGAGGAAGTATATGTTAGAAAACACAATGGTAACAATAGGATTAGCTGGTGCTGGAGTTATTGGCACATTTGCTGTTTTAAAAACAAAAGTTAATGATAGTGTAGAAAGAGATAAGGTGCAAGACAAAAGATTTGAAGAATATCAAGCAAGTCAAAGCAAAAAAATAAGCATTCTTGAGGCTTTTATGAATGAAAAAGCTCCACTCTTAGAACATCTTTGTACATCTAAAACTGAGATATTTTTAAAGCTTGATAGCTATGGTAAAGATATAGTAACTTTGCAACAAAAGGTAAGTCAAGCCCCAACAATGAAAGAAGTAAGAGATGAATTTGTAACTAAAGAAATGTATTTACAAATGAAAGAGCATATAGACGAGAAATTTAGTAAGTTAGAGCTGGGTTTAAGTGAAATTTTAAAAGAATTGAGGAGTAAATAAAATGGCAAATTTTGCTACAGCGATTGATAAAGTTTTAGTAAATGAGGGTGGTTATGTAAATGACCCAAACGATAAAGGCGGTGAAACTAAGTTTGGTATCTCTAAAAGAGCTTATCCAAATGTAGATATAAAAAATCTTACTACAGATGAAGCTAAGGCTATTTATAAAAAAGACTACTGGGACAAAATAAAAGGTGATGATATAGCTAGTGATGAAGTAGCTTATGAAATATTTGATACAGCGGTAAATATGGGTGTAAGAACATCATCTAAATTGGCACAAATGGTAGTAGGTACTTATCCTGATGGTTTTATAGGTGTAAAAACACTAGAAAAACTTAATAATGTAGATGTTGAATTGTTTGTAACTAAGTTTAAGTTGGCAAAAATAGCAAGATATGCTTATTTAGTTAAGAAAAATCCAGTGAATAAAAGATTTTTATTTGGTTGGATAAATAGAGTATTGGGAGCATAATATGGGTTTTATGGATTTTTTAGGTAGCGGAATAGTTGAAGCTGTAGGTAAAGTGGCTGATGATTTAATTACAAGCGATGAGGAACGGGCTGAAAAAGAAAATGAGAAGCTAAAAACAAATCTTACTCATAGGTTAGAGATGGCAAAACTTGGCATAGAAGATAAAAAGCTTGACTATGGCTTGTTTCAAAACGAAATGAATAATGTAACTGATAGATGGGTAAGTGATAATAGTGGAAACTTTTTAACTAAAAGTGTAAGACCTCTAACACTAATCTATATGATAATCGTTTTATCAGTAATGGCTTTTATGGATGGGAATATTGGTGAATTTAAAATCAATCCAGCATATATACAACTTTTTCAAGGTTTGACTATGACTGTATTTGTGGCATTCTTTGGTGGTAAAACTATCGAAAGAATAAAGAGTAAAGTTAGGGATTAAATACTTAAATGGTGGGTCGTAGTGGACTCGAACCACTGACCACCCCGTTATGAGCGGGGGGCTCTAACCAACTGAGCTAACGACCCATTTATAAGTCAAAGGGGACACCTAAAGGGACACCCAATAAATAATAAAACCTTTTAAAGCCTATGTTTTAGGGCTTTGTAATACTTTTTAAAACTCCGTTATGAGCGGAGGGCTCTAACCAACTGAGCTAAGAACCCACTGTTTTAGTACAAGCTTTCGCTTTGTAGGGCGAAATTATATACATTAATTGCTTAAA